AAGCGCCGCCTTGCTATCGGACATATCATCGAAGAGAGCACGGGCTTTGTAAACGCAACGCTGCATAGAGACATCAAGGAAATGCGGGAAACACTGGACGCCCTCGATAAAGTCCGTGGCGGTACCCGTGGCTCTGGCCGCAAGGGACAACAACTCGAAGTGACAGCCGAAGCGGGGGAAGCTCTGCGCAACGTACAGAAAGCGGAAGACACACAAGACAAAATATCCAATATGGTAACGCAGCTTAAAAAGGGCTTGGAAATAAAAGCCGAGCAAGACGCCGATGTCGATTAAATTAAAGCCTCGCAAACGTTTGCGAAAGCCACGCCGTAAGCTCATAAAACCAGAACCGCGCTTTCAGCCGTCAGAGGACTTATCCATTGACGAGCAAATATCTATACTCTTGGATACAATCGTAGCCGAGGTATCGGAAATAGACGACCCAGAACACGCAATCATGTGGCTAGATGCCTTAGAGGACTTCCAACGTCACGGGGACGTAGAAGCGCTAATGAAGGTCACGGAATACAAGCGCCCGACAGTACCCCTAGACGAATTCATATTCTCGGCGGCGTATCTCGGCATGGAGCGCGGCTCTATATACCCGTCAGTTATCCAAACAGCCCACGACCTAGACGAGGGCGATTACAGGGAAGCGGTATTCAAGGGTGCTCTTGGTACGGGTAAGACAACGCTCGGTAACATTATGATGGCGCGGGACGTATATAAAATCTCCTGTATGCGCTCACCACAAACGACCTTTGGTATCCAAGCCAAGTCCTCACTTGTTTTCACAATCCAATCGGTTCGCCTAGGTACCGCTAAGAAAGCCGTATTTGACGAGCTAGGGCAATACCTGCGGGGTAGCCCATACTTCATGCAGAAGTATCCCTATAACCCACATGTGACATCTGAAATGCGCTTCGAAAGCCAGAACGTCCGTATCATCCCTGTATCGTCATCCAATACAGCCGTTATCTCTATGAATGTGATCGGCGGACAATTGGACGAAATGAACTTCATGCAGAAGACAACAAACTCTAAGCATCAAAATGCGGATGACGCGGGTAAGTTCGACCAAGCCAAGGCGCTATACAACACACTGTCCCGTCGTAAGAAATCTCGTTTCGCAAACAAGGGTAAGTTGCCCGGTACCCTGTATCTGATTTCCTCTTCTCGCTTCCCCGATGACTTCACGGAGCTTAAAGCCGCAGAGAGTACAATGATGGGAGGGGATGACCCAAGCATCTACGTATATAGTCATAGCCAATGGTCTGCTAAGGGACGCGATGCTTTCCTAGACGAAGACTTCCGTATGCAGGTAGGCAACGACGTTTATCGCTCACGCGTCCTAGAGGACGAAGAGGAAGAGGATATCGGTTGCGAGGTCATCAACGTACCTATGGACTTCCATTCGGAATTCGTCAAAGACCCAGACGGCTCTATACGAGACTTCGCGGGATTAACCACACTGTCAACTAACCCGTTCTTTAATCAGAGACACTTCATCGACAACTCTATGCGCGATGCTAAGAAGCACGGATACGAGAACCCGTTTGCCATGGAGCAAGTGGACTTATCTATCGGCATACCGACAGCGGATAATGCCAAGGTACGCGTAGACGTGCCGAGTGAGCGACACTGCCATATTGACTTGGGCTTATCTCGTGATGCTTGTGGCTTTGCCGTAGGACACTTGGCGGGGCATAAGATTATACAAAGCGTAGACCCTGTAACGAAGCAACGCAGCTACGATATCAAACCTATAATTGCTTATGACTGCATCATGCGGATACTGCCACCGCCTAACGGGGAGATACAGATTTCGGACGTGCGGAAGTTCCTCATACAGCTAAACACACAGCACAACATGAATATAACATCCGTGACAACCGATGGTTTCCAATCTACGGACACGCGCCAGATATTAAAACGCCGTGGCTTTAAGACGGGCTATCAATCGGTAGAAGCTGTCGAGCCTTGGCGCTCATTCAGAGAAGCGCTATACGATGGCCGCATACTTCTCTGCCCGCATCAACACGTAAAGAAAGAGCTTGTCGAATTAGAGACGACTATCAAAGGCAATAAAGAGAAAGTCGATCATAGTCCTAACGGAACGAAAGACGTTGCCGATGCCGTCGTAGGCGTGGCTAATCATATCCTTCGTCAAAAGGTTTCATGGAACCCAAGCGTTATCGACGGCGGCACGTCTGGCACGTTCCTACTCGGTACATTATCCGACGAAGAGCTAGCGGAATTAAAAGCGGGTAAATCCGAAACAAACCGCAAGCTTAACCGTCGCCCACGGCCAAAAAGGAAAGCTGCCGTCCGACGTAAGCGGGTATCTAGGAAAGCATAAAAATTGTTCCCAAACATTGCGTTAGCGGGGGTTTCCTGCTATACATAATTAACAGGAGCAAACATGCCAATACGCAAACGATTAGTACCAACTATCGACTATGACGCACGTTTCGGAGACCCCGATACGCCGCCGTTCCGTTGGTTGGATACAGCTTTAAAGAAATCACGCCGCAAGGCTTTAAAACAAGAATTCGAAGACGGCGTCGAGCTAAGTCCGTTTGTGCATCACTATGCAAATGATTGGGCGTCCGTATTACCCAGAACCACTTACCGCGATAAGAGACTATCCACCGATGACAACTTCGGGATACTCGGAAGCGCTATTATATGGAATGGCCGTAGCGCAGACGGAGCCTACAACGACACGCGCCAGTGGCGGTCATGGATAGAGCGTCGGGATGACGTTACCCTCGCGCACAAGAAAGTTAACTACGAATTCCTAGGGACATATGATACGCGCAAAGAGGCCGTAGACGCTGCCGTCGATTACTTTGCGTATAAGGGAAAGAAAACCCGCCCAAGGAAGTTTGTATATATACCCTCACTCTCCGACGTGGACGCAGTAGGGTTGGCAAACGTTTATTACAACTCATGCAGCCGTGTCTACTTTTATACAAAAGAGGACGAGGTAAAAGGATACAGAGGAAAGGGCAAACTCAAAGCGAAGAAACCAGTCAAGCTTCGCAAACGTTTGCGTAAAACATAATGGCTAAATCTAAACTCGCGGGGGTCAAAGACCCCGATACACTCGTATCACTAATGAGCGAAGGACACCGATACGAAGGTGATCTATTAACAAGGTCAGAAACGTGGTTAAATGAACGCGCGGACAAACTTAAGGAAGAGTACGACGGCGATGGATGGGAAGACAGCGGATTAGACGACCAATTCAAAACAATAGCCATCAAGTGTATATACGGCGGCGTTAACCCGAAGGACGTTCCTAACCGATACATCAAACATGCTGTGACTAACCCTGTGAGTGGAACGTTCCCTCATATGAAATCACGCGGACGAGTAAAGAACGTCAACACAGGTATACGGGCCTTCTGTATAGACTGCCAAGGCGGCGATACCCCAAGTGTTAGAAACTGCCCATCCTTCAATTGCCCCTTGTACCCGTTCCGTATGGGTAAGAACCCGTTCTACGGTAAGTTCTCCGAAGACGCCGCAAGTGACGCCGACATAGCTAAGGAATTAAAAGATGCCAATTAAAAAACGCTTCACACATTCGGGGGACTTCACATTCGATGACCCGCGCAAACGACCAAACATAACCAAGAGTGACCAGTACAGCGGAAGCTCCTATGACAAGCTAGGGATACCCAAGGACAAAGCCGCATCCATAATCGGGGCCATGACCTATATAGAAGCCCATAACGATACGGCCATATTACCGCACGAGCAGTACACCCAAGACCTTTTAGCACAGCTACGTATATCCCATAACAACAGCGACCTCGAAGACCGCTACCGTGAGCGTATAAGGTCTCCATTGACGGGCGTTCGGGGGTACTGCGTCACGCAATGCGAAGCGGGCGGGGTTAAGGCCGTATCAGAGTGCGGCTCTGTCGATTGCCCCCTCTGGGCCTTCCGTATGGGACAGAATGGGTTTCGCTAACTAAGTTGTTGCAATTATTTTAAGTCAAGCTATACTCGCCGCACAATAACTATGTCGGTGAGTATTACATGGCTAAGACTTTAAAAAGAACCTTGCGTAAGAGCACGGCCCCTGCGCCTGCCAGAAGAGTACGTCGGGTACGGAAAATAACATCAAAGAGGCAGGGTTATGCCGCCCCTTTCATGTCTGCGGTTGTCAAATCTGCGGAGAGCAATCAGCTACAAGACCCCTTCCATTCCAATTACGGAATAAGTCGGGGACACAAGAAAATCCTAAGCCCCATGTATACGCCCCAGACGCTTGTAAAAGTAGCTCTGGGGTCTAGCGTTTTAAAGCAATGTGTCGATGCCTACCGCGTCAACATAGAAAGCTACGGACATACGCTAGAGTACATAGGCGATGACGGCGGGGATAAACGACCAGAAGTGCTAGCAGAGAAGCGTAAATTAGAAAGCTTCTTAATGTATCCAAGCTGCGACACGTCTACCCTGCAAGAGATACGGGAAAAGAGCCGTACGGATAAAGAGATAACGGGCGCACGTTACTTCGAAGTATCGCGCAATCAAAAGGGCGAAATCGTATTATTCACAGAAGCGGCCTCTGCTACCATGCGTATGACGATCAAAGACCGTGAGCACACTGACTTTACAATCAAGGTTCCCGACCCTGACGGAGAGGGGTGGGTAGATAAGGACGTTTGTAAATCCTTCCGACGCTTCGTTCAAATAGGTAAGAACAATCGTAAGGTATTCTTTAAAGAGTTTGGCGACCCCAGAGCCATCGACCCGAAGGACGGGAAGGTAAACGAAGACCTTGCGATAGAAGACCAAGCCACAGAAATCTATATGGACGCAATCTACATGCCCGGTACGCCGTATGGTGTGCCTCGTTGGATTGGCGCTATTGCAGCCATTCTCGGTACGCGGGAAAGCGAGATTGTAAACCTAAACTTCTTTAGAGAGAACGCCATCCCTGCCATGGCCGTGCTAGTCTCTGGCGGTATGCTTACCGAAGAGAGCTTCGATAAAATCGCAGACTACATCACTGCGTCAAAAGGCGCGGACAGCATGAACCGCGTTATCGTGCTAGAAGCCAGTTCCGACGATACACAGGGAACCATTGACCAACATCCGCCCGCGCCACAAATCAAAATGGAGCCTATGGCCGATAAGCGCCAAAGCGAGGGTATGTTCGGCGTCTACGAAGAGGCGGGGACTAAGAAGGTTCGCTCTACCATGCGCTTGCCCCCTATCCACATTGGACTAGCCGAAGAATACACGAAAGCCACCGCAGCCGCGTCACAGAGAGTAGCGGAAGCCCAAGTCTTTCTACCAGAGCGTACGTCCTTCGATAACTTTATGAATAACAAGGTTCTGTCCACCTACGAGCCTAAGTATCACCGCTTCAAGACCCTAGGGCCACAAATCAACGACCCAGACAGCTTGAGCCGTATGCTTGATACGTTCCATAGGTCGGGGGGTCTAACACCTAACGTAGTCATTAAGCTAGCCAACGCTATGCTTGACGTACATATCAAGAAGGTCGATAGCCCATGGGGAGACGTGCCAATTCAGTACACGTCACAAGCCCTTATGAACGGTGCCGACGTTAAAGGTCTCGAAGACTTCACAAACCCCTTGAAAGATTTAGAGGACGATGATAGTGATGACGACGAGGAAACTCCCGTAAATGACAATGTTGCCGCCATGGTTAGGCGTGTAATCCGTAAAGAACTCCATGCAATCGCTACCGAACTCGAAGACCTTCGTTCGCAAACGTTTGCTAAACAAGCGGATTAACAATGAAACTGCCACCTAATATCAAGCTGATTACGACGAAGACCGTAACCTTTAAGATAACGAAGGTTACGGATGCCAAAGAGCAGATCGTTGAGGGCGAAGTCTACGCCCCTTACGTAATCGACAGCCACGGGGACATGATGCTCCCCGAAGACGTTAAGCAAATGTGCCACTTGTGGTCTACAATGCGCAACTCCAATAAAATCGACCTTATGCATGATAACGTCCTTGTGGACGCTCATACCGTCGAAAGTTACATAGCCAAAGCTCACGACCCCGAATATCGGGAAGGTGCGTGGGTCATGGCTACAAAAATCAATGATGCCCATATTTGGGGCTTAATTGAGCAGGGCGTATACAGCGGATACTCGTTCGAAGCTAAGGTTTTCATCGAAGATGCCGTCATAGAATACGACCTGATAAAGCACCATTTTGGCTTCACCACAGAAAATGATGGACACGACCATACTTTTTTTGTAGAAGTAGACGAAATGGGTAAGGTAATCGGCGGACAAACCAGTGAAGACGACGACCATTTCCATTTAATCAAGGCGGGTACCGCTACACAACGGAAGGACGGTCATTCACATAGGTTTTTCCTAAAGGATGTCGAGGAGAGTTAGAAAATGCGACTTAAATCGAAAACTGTAACAGCTAACGTAAGGCTAATGCGCTCACCCGTTCCGTCTCACGTCTCTCTTGTAAACCACGGAGCCAATCAGCAAGGGTTTAGTGTTATCAAACACAATGACCTACCTGCGCGGCGTAAATCAAAGAAAGCCACGGAGAAGAACATGGCAAAGACTAAGAAAACGGGAAACCGTGCGACACGCCGCAAGGCTAAGTCGGTTAACAAGCGCAAAAAAGCGCCTGTGAGCGTAGAGGATGCAACAGTCCAACGCTTAACATTCAGCAAGAAGCACTTCCCTAAGAAAAAGGATGTGCAGAAGTTCTTAGACGACAACGAGTATGACGAGGATACGTACACCATTACGTCCAAGTCTACAGAGTATGTCGTTAAGTCCACGCTCGAAGAAGCTATCAACGCCACCGACGTTCGACGACGAAGACGAAGAGGATGACGCCGAAGAGGACGAGGAAGAAGACGAAGAGGACGAAGACGACGACGAAGACGCCGTTAAGTCATCTTGGCCTACGCTTACCAAGTACCTTGACGATGAAACCGTCCTTAAGGTCGATTGGTGGGATACGTATTACAGCAACGGCAAATCAATCTCTGACGCTATCGAAGACGGTACGCGTTGGGATAGTGCTCCACTCGGCTATGAGATCGTTCTGGCGGGCCTACAGTCTGCTACGAAAAACGTTCTTGAAGACGAAGACCTCGACATGGACGAAAAGACGGCAGCTATCGCGGCCATCGGTGTTGAGTATGCTGACTTCACTACGAAGCTATACGGCGTAATGTCGGAAATCGTCGGTGATAAAGATGTCCAAAAAGCTGTCGGCAAGAAAATGGTCAAAGCGGCCAAATCTGTCGTTGAAGGTTTTGAAGACAGTCCCGTTTCGCAAACGTTTGCGAAGCAAAAAGGCGACTATAAAAAGAAGCCTAAAAAACCCAAGGCCAAGGCTAAAACAAAAGCCAAAGCCAGTGATGACGAACCAGATATCTTAGGCGCAGTTGCCGACGCTATCGGGAAAGCCATTGCGCCTCTCGCGAAGGACGTAGCAGACTTGAAAAAGAATGCCGCTGCCAATACTCGCAAAATGTCGAAGCGTATCTCTGATATGGAGAACCGCGCTCCGTCACGTAAATCGGTTGGAATTGAAGACGACGACGATGCGTCCGAGTTGGAAGACGATGCAGCCGAAGAACAAGCATCTAAGGAAGCCGCAGCGAACCTGCGTAAATCCATGGGTGTAAGTCCTCGGCGTAAGTAAGCGCTAACCCTGTAATCTGTCTGCCAATAACGGCCTGTAATCCAAACGAAACATTCTTCTGATTTAAAGGAAACCAAAATGAAGAAACGTATCAAAACAAACGAAATGTCCCCTGACGAGCTATTGCGCAAAGCGGACATGACCATCAATGAGTTGCTAGACACTGGCGGCATGATGGAACCCGAAATCGCCAACCGCTTCCGTAAGCGCGTTATGGACGAGCCGACAATGCTTAACGAAGTGCGTCAGTTCTCTATGTCACGCAACGAAGTGCGCTTGCCGCATATCGCATCTACTGGCCGTATCCTACGCGCCGCTCGTAACCAATACTCTTCGACTGATGACAGCATCGGCCAAGACGAAGGTTACGGTACACCAAATCGTGCGTTGTCTAAGGCGGAACGCTACACCGTTGAAACTGGTCTGGTCACAGTCCGTTCCAAGGAAGTGATCGCCCAAATCAACCTTACGTACGAAATGCTCGAAGATGTCATCCAAGGCGGTGCTATCGACGGGACGCAGTTTGAAGAAATCATCCTCGACCTTATGGCCGAACAATCAGCACTCGACCTCGAAGAGAAGCTTGTTCTCGGTGATACGGCGTCTGGCGATGACTTCCTCGCTTTGGAAGATGGCTTGTTGAAGCTAGCGACTGAAAACGCTGTTAACCACGGCGGCAACGCTGTGAACCTTACGTTGTTCGGTAACATGCTTAACGGCCTGCCTACCAAGTATCAGCGTAACATCGCTAAGATGAAGTTCTACGTTCACCCAACTGTTGAGCGTAACTATCGTATGCAAGTCGCGGCCCGTCAAACTGGCCTCGGTGATGCGATGACAACAGGTAACGCGCCTGTCACCGTTCTCGGTGTTCCATTGGTAGCTGCGGCGGCTATGCCTGCTGACCAAGCGTTGCTTACAGACCCACGTAACATCCTTATGGGTGTTCAGCGTGACTTCATGCTTGAGACTGACCGCGATAAGGAAAACCGCCTTATCAAGTTGATCTTGACCATGCGTACGGGTCAAAACGTCGAAGAAGCCGACCTAATGGTCAAAGCGACTAACATCGCAACTTCATAGGCGTTCACGCTAAACCTTCGGGGACGTAGTTAGCTCTGCGTCCCCACACTTGTAACAAATCAAAACATGTAATCGGAGACAAACTAATGTCAAAATCAGATACGGTCATCACGGCCACACTTATTCGCGGTAAGACTTACCAATACTCACCCAAGGCCGACGCAGGCGAACCTATCGAAACGTATAAGTTCGAACGTGCGGTACCACAGGAAGTGCCAGAAGAGATTGCGGATTACCTAGACGAACAAGTCCACATTATGAATTCTCGTGACGGGAACCGTATCGTTGAGATTGAACGTCCCTATTTCAAAATCAATTATGACGCGCCACGCGCCGACCTTAATCGCGGCGAAGAACGCGCCAGAGCCAAATCTCGCAAACGTTTGCGACTTGTAACAGCCGACGAGGCAGACCAAGTTCGCCCTAAGCGGGTTAAGAAAACTTCAAGCCGTATCCGCAAGCGCTAAGTTAACGGGTACCACTAACGTATAAGTCGGGCGGGGTCTCATACGCCCCGCCTTTTTTATTTAGGAAATATCATGCAAGACCATTGCCACCTATGCACACTGGACGATATCAAGACACTCGTACAAGCTGCTAGCCGTTACGAGGCTTTTGCCGAAATGGCACAGCAAACGTCTACGCGCATGATACTAAACTACATACGGCGCGGGTTGGAATACGAAGTCCGTACGGAGTATTTCAGCACAATAGCCAACAACACCAATGCACCCGCTAACGTGTGGCTAAAAGGTACGCCAATTGACCTTACGCAGCCGTTTACGGTTACTTACTCACCTTACGGACACTTTACGGATACCGACCCTTTAACCGCAGACCAATACGCCGTAAATACGTCATCGGGGAAGCTAGAGCTATTCCTACGTACTATCGTCTCTGGGCGCGGCGTTAAAGTTACCTACACGTCAGGTTATCCCGAAATAATGGAAGAGGACGGCGTAACAGGCACGGGCGTCTTGGACGTACCTCAATGGTTACGCATGGCCGCAGCGAACCAAGCGGCATTTATCTATAAGTCAGTGATCGAAGGAACGGCGGGGCAGAATGAAAAACTGTCTGGCGCGGAAAAGATTGCGCTTAACATATTAACGCTAGGGACGTTACAACCATCCATCAAAGCTTCTGTATCATCCCTACGTAAAGTCATGGTCGGAAGGTAAGCAATGGCCGTCGTTCTCTATGGCATAGACGCTAAGCAATTTAGGTCTTTCATTCGCCCTAGCCTCGTAGGGGGCATAGGACGCGTGGAACCAACACTCACAGCCCGCATAGCGGAAATCTTTGTCGATTGGATGACAGAGGTTATAAACGAAACCATGCCTAAAAGCTCCAAGTTCTTTACTATCCCTATCTTTCACGGCCTACGCAGCGACGGAACACCTAAGTTTAGGAAAGCGTCAGCGTGGAAGCGTTATGGCAGCTTCGTATGGGTATCCCCCAAGACGGGCAAGAAATTCCTAGCCTACAAGTCTAAGACGGACGGGGGGCTTAAAATCATATACGCGCTCGTAGAGAAGATCGACATACCTGCCCGCTTAGGCTTACGTAAAATAGCCCTCGCTAACCAAGGGGAATTATTTAGCCGTATGATAAATGAATACGTACGCGTAGCTATCAACTCTGGCGTCATGGACTTCTGGGGCAAGAAATCTAGGAGAATTACATAATGGCAAAAGCAATCACACCCTTACTAGAAAAGAAAACAAAGCGTCAGCGTATCATAGACGTGCTTACAGCTAAGCTCACAGAGGCCTTGCATAACCCCGACGTTGAAACAGGGGATGAAGCGGGACGCCTCTTATTTGAATTCGTAGGACACGGAGACGTTAATGAAACCTTCGACCTACACCAGACGCCATGCTGCGCAATCGACCAAGGGAACGAGGAAAAGACCGACCTATTATTCCCTAAGATTGAAAAGGTTTTAAGGTTGTATATCGGCTTTAATTTATTTGTTCCGAAAGATGTTGATAGTTACGAATTTTTCAACTACTATCTGGGACGTGTAATAGAGGTATGCGTCGAAGACCATACGTTAGGCGGTTTAACGATTGACGTACAAGACGCGGGTAATAGTTCTGAAATATCTGGCCCTACGGATGAAAGACCGGGCGGAGAGTTATTTTTGGACGTAAGATATCGGCATATTAACGGTAATCCATTCAGCGACTAAGGAGAATGCAATATGGCTAAGCGGCCAACAATCAAATCAAGAAGCGGTCAAAGCGAAACACGCGAGACTGTGACTAAGCCAGAACCTATCGGCAAGTCTGGCGACGAAACTAAAGTCGATAACACACGTAATGAAACAGCGCCTAAAGCCAAACCCGTGAAACGCGGTGTAGGCGGAAGCTTCGTAATCAATGAAAACGGTGAGCGGGTCAAAGCCTAATCCCAAACAATAAGGAAACGATATGTCTATTTTGACAGAACGTACGGTGCTTCTTGGCAAACTTGAAAGCACTTTTAATACTGACCCTTTGCCTACAGCAGCGCTTGACGCGGCTAATACAAGCACGGCAACTATGACTGCAACTAATGACACGGCACCTAGCAGTAACTACTACCCTTATGAACTCGCGTTCGTATCGGGGACTTCTGCCTTTATCGTGACAAAGGGTAACGACGACACAGTCTTACGCTCATTGGTACACGCCATTAAGACGAACTCTGCTACGGGGACTGTATCTGTTGCGGTAACTCGTATTTCAACGACCCGAACAAGTGCCGACGTTGCTGTTACCTTCACGGGTGCCGCTGCCGCCGTCACACCAGACGCTACTCAAATCACATTGGGTGCATCGGGTGCGCAGGTAACGCCAGACGTAACGGGTACTGTAAACGCGGGTGATGTCTTTAGCATCGACGTATTGCAGGCGGGTTGGCATTACGAGCCAGTATCGGAAAGCTTTGAGAGCATGACGTTCTACGTATTCTACGATGGACTTATGCATAAGATTACGGGTTGCCGTGGTACGTTCTCTGTGAGCGCGGAAAGTGGCGGATACGCTACAGCCTCGTTTACGTTTACAGGCCAATACTTCGACCCTATCACGAAGGCCTTACCGACTTCTACGCTAGTCACGTACCTAGTAAATCCCCCAAACGCCCCCAGAAGCGCAAAGTATACCTCGTGGTTCTACCCACGGGGTCTTTTAATGAGCAGGGGGAAGAGACCGTCGTAGTCGTAGACGTAAAATTAACTAGACTATCTGCCGAAAAAATAGTAGAAGACGATAAGCGACTACGGATTGACCCGTGGAAAGCCACAAAGGAAACCTAATTCGCAAACGTTTGCGAAGCACATAGCAGAAGCTTAAGGAGCATCAGCAATGGCATTAACAGCCCTAAACATGTCGGCCACATTTTTTCTGGCCTCGAAATCAGACCCCAAATACGACGAAGACATTGACGTAGCCCGTGAGAACGGTGCAACAATCTTCGAAATCGGCTACCTGCCTAAAGAGGTATGCGCCGAGCTACAAGACGCAAGCCAAGAGGCGGTGCAGTCTATTGAGAATGGTATCTCAACAACATACAAATCCAGTGCAGCAAGTGCAACGACCAACAAAAAGCCACAAGAGGATGCCGAGAGCCTGCAATCGGATACGCAGGACGAGACAAAGACGGCAACCAAAAAGGATACTGGAAAGACCCCTTAACAAAAACCCTAGAGAACCGTTGCCCTAGGCGCTTCATAAATGAGGCACCACACGAGGTCGGTATCATATGGGAATTAAAGGGTATGTACGACGACGGTTATCTCCCAGACTACGGGGGGATGTACCAACAAAATAATAGGTATGTCGAACTAATCGACTTAGTAAAGGCTGTAAATGCAATCTCGGCTAAAGAATTAAAAGAGATAGCAGACCGTAAGAAAGCCAAACCCGCAAGCGGTAAAACAGATTTACTAAGGAAATAGATTATGTCAGCAGGTTCAGGCGGGGCGGCAGGCCCACAGTTTGCACAGATACGGAACGACCTTAGAGGTATTGGACTTGAGTTCGCGGGTATCCATCAAGCGGTACGACAGCTTAAAGACACGGTTAACTTATTCCGTCTATTGGAACAACAGCTTGTCCTTACTAACTCGGTTGCGGGTGGTACGGTTGAGCAGTTCCTACAGATGGAAAAGGTTGCCCGTAACTTCGCACTAGGGTCTACGTTCGCCGCCGCAGAAGCCGCTAACTCTTTCTACTTCCTAGCGTCAGCGGGTTTCGCCGTTGAGGAAAGCTTATCCGCCGCTAACGGTGTGCTCTTACTTGCACAGGCAACACTCGCTAACATCGGTGAGACATCCGATATTGTGGCCTCTAACATCCGCGCCTTTAACCTAGAGGCATCGGACGCTACACGCATATCCAATGTATTCGCTGCGACCATCACAAAGTCACAAGCGACAATCCAAAAGCTCGGCTTCGCATTCCGTCAGGTTGGCCCGATTGCGGCGCAGAGTGGCTTGCAGATAGAACAGGCGTCAGCGGCGCTCGGCACACTCTTTGACATCGGCCTTCGGGGTGAGCAAGCGGGTACCGCCCTTCGAAACGTCCTAGTACGTCTGCAAGCCCCTGTCGGACAGACAGAAGAATTGCTCACGGAGCTTGGCGTATCCATTACAGACACGCAGGGTAACTTCGTAGGACTATTCGAAATCCTAGAAGAGCTTGCGGCACTAAACCTATCCGATCAAGACCTTGCACTCATTGCAGGTACAGAAGCCCTTGCGGGTTTCAATGCGTTATTGGATGCAAGTACGGCGGGGAGCGATGGCGTTACCAAGCTACGTAGGCTCACAGAGGAAGTAACGAACACGTCCACGGCATACCGATTAGCCCAAGACCAGTTATCGACACTCGACGGCACCATAAAGCTTGCTACAAGTGCGTTTAACGATATGCGTATCGAACTCGGCGGATTACTCGCGCCAGTGCTCACGGATGTTCTAAACAGCTTTATCGGGGTATCTACGGGCTTTAAAAACAGCAGCGACGAAAGCAAAGCGGCCACCGCTCAAATCGTGCTAGCCGTTGGTACCTTTGCC